CCTGTATCAAGAACTACTACTGGTTCGGTGATTACTTCGTTAAGTGGAGATTCTCACGTGGTAAGCGTATTGGTATGTTGCCCGTGGCAGGACTTGAACCATTAGAGAATAAGCACTGCCGTCTTGCTACTACTCGTAAGGATGTAGCCTACGATCAGATTAATTATGGCGACTTCAATAACATAGCTGTAGGACGGTGGACATACGGATTAGGCAATTACAAGATATACCCTAAGTTCGCATTGTCAGAAGTTGACAACTATCTATTCGCTGCCGTGTCACATCACCGTGAGAAATCAGTAGATGAGTTTTACGGTGTGAACGAAACCCACCAGGGCGCACGTCCATATATTCAAGGCAGCAATAAAACCGCCTCCTACATTAACTCCTTCCTGCGTAATTCCCTTGCAGCGAAGATACACATCATCATTCCGAATGAATGGGTGTCAAGTAAGCGCAATCAGCTGGTGAAACTATGCGAGGAGAATAAGATTCGTTCGTCTAAGAAGCAAGACTTGGTTAAATATAACGGTATCAGTATCGGCACCGAATATCGTGAATCGTTGCTTGTAGAGTATATGCGCCTTGAACTGCGTAAGATAGGCGACTATCTGAGCGGTGCCGACAATCAAGGCAAGGCCTACTCTTCTATTTCATTTATGGATAGTTCAGGTCACGAACTGCAGTGGAGAATCGAAACGATCGACCTTAAGTATAAAGAATATATCGATGCACTGATTTCCTACGATAAGCGAGCGGAAGAAGCCTTGCTGTCAAGCGTGGGACTTGACGCCTCAATAACAGCAGTGAGTAAGGATGGTGTTATCAGTAAGTCAGGCTCTGATGCTTACTATAACTACCTTATATATATAATGTCGCTTACCCCTGAAGACGAGATTTGTGCAGAACCATTCAACCTCGCTCTCCGATTGAACTTCCCTGACCTATACAAGCAGGGTTATCGTATTGGCTTCTATCGTGAGGTTCCACAGCGACAGGAAGACGTAGCACCGAAAGACAGACTAAATCAGCAGCAGTCATGAATATACTCGTAGACATTTTCAAGAACTTCTCCACCTTCAGCCTTTATGCTCCAGGAGTAGAAACCAATATGGACCTGAACGATTTACGTTCGTCTGGTCTTACTGCACGTAAGCGCATCGAAACCGTAATCAGTCGTGCAGTGTTCGAGGAACTTTTAAAAGAGGAAGAAAACTCTCCTCTTATGGAAGCCTTGCGTGCTGCCATGGCGAACATGACCATGGCAAATCAAATCATCTTTGATAGTGTGAATCGAAGGAAGAGCGAGGTCAATGTGTATAAGTACGAGCTGGAGGCGATGAAGCGTTCTTATATGGAAAACTATTGCAACGCTATCGATACGCTCGTGCAACTGTTGTCAGAACCAACTGAAGGTGAGATTGCGGAACTGTGGCGCAAGACACCTTACTTCCCTATCTTGGAGCGATGCGAAATAAAGACAATGGATCAGATGGATTCAATCTATCCTATCGATGCATCTTATCTTTACTTCTTCAGAACTATACCATTGCAGAAGGAAACGCTCGATGAAGTTATGTCGATTTACTTCGAGAAACTTACAGATGACAATAGAGAGCGCATTCGTCCTATCTTGTTGCTTGCCCTGGTGAAGAAGACGATTGCAAAGTCGCTCCGTAGGTTTGATATCCTCGAGTTCCCTTCGACGATTCGAAACCTCTTCGATGATAGTCACGCTGCACGCTCTGGCAAGGATGAATCCAGTGCTATCTTCGCACTTGCCGACCGCCTCGATCGTGAGGCGGAAGAACTCCTCTCGAATGCTGATACACTGCTTTCCTCTGAGTCTGTCTCTGACTTCTGTTCGAACTCAGCGTACAATCACCCTGATGATAACATTATAATGTTGCCATAATGAAAGATATCGAACTTGTATATAAAGGCGACATACATCGCATCCCTAACCGTTGGGATGCGATGAACGACCGTCAGTATATCCGACTTGTGGGTGACTTCCTTCGTATGGCAGCAGGGGAACTCTCCGCAGGAGAGGTTCGGATTAACTGGTTATGCGATATCATGGGCTGGAACAAGCGCAAGTTCCATTCAGAGGAACAGATTGCTAACCTCGTCGCAATCTCTGAACAACTTACGTTTATGTTTCAGATAAACTATCCTGATAACAATAGCGTTCTGGACGGTGTCGACGAGGATACTTACGAGTTATGTCGTCGTGTTGATCCTTATCGCTTGAATATTCCGCTTGCACGTGTGTTACGCAGGCTCGATTATCAATACGTAATCGACCTCTGTTTCTGTGCGCAGCTCATTCCTTCTGTTCAGGCTGGCGAGCGTTCTTATCCTGGTTATCGAATTGAGACGAGTTTCGGTACTCTTACTTGCTCTCTTACTGCCCTTCAGTACGTCGAAGCACAGGGGCTTATCGAGCGAGGTGAGGAGTCGTTGCCGTTACTCGCTGCCATTCTCTATTATCCAGAGAAAGAGTACAATTCTGAGCGTGCGCACGAGTTGGCTAACGATTTTGCTAAACTTCCACTCGAAACGCTTACGGCTATATCGTTTAATTTTCAAGCATTTAACAACTATCTATTTAGTAAAACTTCATTCTCTCTGCTGTCTAAGTTTGCTCATAAACCCAAGCAGCCTATCACCACCGATGCCTCTGATGCGCTCTACGACCTCTCCAAGGAGGGGCTTGGAAACGCAAAGCAGATAGAGCAGATGAACGTACTTACTTATCTGAAGGTGCTGCGTAAGAAGACTATCGATGCGGTTAAGGATATGAAGGGTTTTGGCTGGGATAAATTAAAAATCAGTGAGGAGGTGGGGCTGCCTATCTCTGTAATCGATAAGATATTATGATTAAAGATCAGTTTCTCTATTTCGCACAATATCCGTCAAAAGAGGGTGTTCGTGCTATACTTACCAATGGTGCGAGTGACTTCCCTGGTTATAATGACCTTGCGGAGTCTCTTGACAAACTTCCCAATGTGTCGCGACTCCCTGAGATAGCCAACTATGTCTATGGTCAGTCATTCGATGAATTGAAGCAGCGTATCGATAAGTTAGTGGGCTCGTTCCTATTCGTGGATTATGGCGAACTAAATATGTCAGCGGATGGACGTAACTCTTACCAAGTAACCCAGCGTATCGCTATCACCGTGGCAAGCAAGATGACGAACCGTGCTGACGCTGCTGAGTATATGCTTGCCTCCGATTCTGCACTTCGCCTACTCTCTAAGATTCACGCTTGGATGATTGCCGATGCTGACGAAGGCGAACTCGATTGGATATCTCGAGGAGAACTCGACAAGGCGGAGATGATTCCTTTTGTCGCGACAGAACTCTCCTCGGTTGGTTGGACCTTGATGCTCAATTGTGTTGCGCCTGACACGCTTGGAACGCACCTTTTAAGTCGGTCCTTTGCGAAACAGCCTTAAATCCTTACCTTTGTGTCGTTAATAAGTTGGTAGAATTATAGTTTGATAGTTAATAGTTTTTTCAGATTAAAGATTGTTTAGGATGACGGGCTAACGCAGTGATGCGTTAGCCCTTTTTGTATCGTTTTTTATCATTAGATAATTACTTCTAAATCGCTGATTATAAAGGCGATAGTACTTGCGTGTTCCTTATTATAGTGTTACCTTAGCAGTACAATTAGAAACAAAGAACATTCAAAAAACAAAGATTATGAACGAGCAAATTCAGAACATTCTCAACGAGAACGGAACAAAGACTTCAAAGATTCAGAAGCTCCTTAGCCTTGGACTTACACGCAGACAGGTTGCAGACCTTGTAGCAAACGGAAACTACGGATTTGTGCAGAACGTCTACAAGCGCATGATGCAGGGAATCACACAGAACGCAGCGCAAGCAGCGACAACAGTTCTTCCACAACTCGACTACACTTTCAACCGCAACTTCGGTATCGAGATTGAAGCTTACAACTGCACACGTGAACGCCTCGCAAGAGAACTTACCGCAGCAGGCATCAGAGTTAACGTTGAGCGTTACAACCACAACGACCACAACGACCACAACGACCATTGGAAGTTGGTTACCGACAGCAGCCTTTCAGGCAACAATACCTTCGAACTCGTTAGCCCAATCCTCCACGGAGAGCAAGGAATTGAGGAACTTGAAAAGGTCTGCTGGGTCCTCGACCTTTGCAACGCTAAGGTTAACGACTCTTGCGGACTTCACGTTCACATGGACGCTGCGGAGTTCGACCTTCAGACTTGGAAGAACCTTATAATTTCTTACAAACGCCTTGAGAATGTAATCGACCACTTTATGCCACAGAGCAGACGAAACAACCGCTACTGTAGGACTATTGCCACCATTTCAGAGATAGCAATCAACCGAGCTTCTAACATTAGCGACCTCAGAGCTGCTTTCGCTAACAACCGCTACCACAAGATAAACCTTGAAGCCTACGCACGCCACCGCACGGTAGAGTTCCGCCAGCACGGAGGTTCAACGAACTTCACAAAGATGTCTGCTTGGATTCATTTTCTCGCAAAAATGATTACCTTTGCAACGCAAGACAAGGTGAAAAACAACACCACCTTGCAGAATATTCCTTTCCTTACTGAAAGCGAAAAGTTATACTTCAGATTAAGAACAAAAAAATTAGCAGCATGTTAACAACTTACAGGCTGAAGGGTGGCGACAAAATCGTCGCCACCTCTCCAGCCGACTTCCTTCACCAGCTTCGCACAGGCAGCCGATTCGATAGCGAAGGCACAGACGAAGAATATATGGTGCGCTTTGCTCACCGCTTACAGGAACTCGAGGGCTACCTTGTTTCCACAGACAGCCCCGATGCCTTCCTTGCCGACCTAATCAACAACGGCTTCGTGACCGTTGAAAAATAAAACACGATGCTCGTTTCTTTGTAGCCGTAGCAGTTTCTAAACTGTTACGGCTTTTTTATGTCGAATATTGAGAAAAAATAAACTTTCTATCAATAGTTATCAATTTCGTTAAGTCACGAAAATGTTTTAAATGTTAAATATTTAATCTTACTACGATTTTTTATAGTAAATATTTGCATACTACAAATATTTGTAGTACCTTTGTATTGTCAAAAAAATAATGAGAATATGAAACAGAAAACAGAAAAGATGGAGGTCACACCCGAAGAACGGGAACTCCTCGAAAG